TAATTCATATAAGAAAAAATTATATATATTTGAAGATTATCACGGAAATTTATTATTAGAGTGTAGAACTAGATATATTCAAGACGAGAACGGCGATTCGATATACGAGCAAGAGTGGGTTCAACGTAGAGCAGTGGCAGAATCAAGATTAATGCAATCAGTGGTATTAGGTAAGTATTCAGCAAACGTTGTAGGCGGAGCAACGATTAATTACGCTGATATAAGAAGTTTAGCAGAATCTGAAATAGAAAAATTAAATGAAGAATTACTTAGTAAATGGCAAGATTTGCCACCTGTAATGGTTTGCTAATTTATTTTAAGTAAATTGATAAGTGATAAGCGATAAAATGGCAAGTTGGAAGCAAGGAATTTATAAACCTATTAATGAAAAGAAATATATTAAGCCTGTTGATAAATTGATGAATTCTGAAATTTATCCAACATATAGAAGTTCTTGGGAGTTAAAATTTCTTAAATTTTGCGATTTAAATCAAGATGTAATAGAATGGTCGAGTGAGCCATTTCCTATACAATACTTAGGACTTGATAACAAAATTCATAGATACTATATAGATTTTATGATAAATATAAAAGGTAAGATTTATCTTATAGAAATAAAACCTTATCAGCAAGCATATAATCCTAAAAATCCTGTATTTAAATTAAATCAGGTTAAATGGAAATATGCTAGGGAATTTTGCAGGAAAAATGGATTTGAATTTAAAGTTTTGACTGAAAAAGAATTATTTTAGTATTTAAAAGTTTAAGTTTAAATTTATAATTCTTTAATTAAATATTAAGGTTTTCTATAATATAATTCTGTTAAATAAAACATAAAAAGGCTAATAAAATGCAAAATACACTTAAAACATTTAAAACATTTTATAATCACGAAATTTTAAAAGAATCATCACTAAATGAAGCAGGAACTGCATTTGATTTATTTTTTGATATTTTTTATAGTTTTGAGAGATTGATTAATAAATCAATGAAATTAGAGAATGTTAAATTGGTTTCTGAAATAGATAAGAAAAAATGTGAAATGATTTTTTATTTTGACGATATCAAGACAATATCTAAATTAGTATCAAGCGAAAGCGATTTACTTAGAGAACAATTGAAAAAAGACGGATTAGATGTTGATGTTAAAATCGTAATCGACAATGAAAATTCTTTAGTTGGATATGGTATAAAAATTAAATACGATAATATAGATTTATCTAATTTCAATAATGTTTTGCCGTCTATTCAAAAACAATTTAATCAAAACATTGATATAGATAAATCAAAATCAAATTATTTTAATGCTATAATTAGAAATATAAAAAATTATATACAATAAGGATAAAAAGTGAGTTCAACTAAATCATTTAAAGATTTTTATAACGAAGAGTGTGAAAAGCAAGCACTTAAAGAATCAAAGTTTAATTCAGGTGATTCAAAAATAAGATTAGATAAATTAGGAAATGAAGTTTCAATATTTCTAAGACAATTAAGAGATTATATTCAATAAAAATTAAGGAGTATAAAATGAGTAAATTTATGGATTTATTACTAGAAAATGATTCTGATGAAAAAATAAGAGAAATTATAACAGCAATGGAAAATGATGGCGATGTATATAAACAATTAAATTATTATTTTAATACTATATACAAAAAACAGAAAAAAGGTCAATTTGATAAAGCACTTGCTATTAAAGGTCTTGATAGAATTATACAAGATTTTACTAAAGTATATACTAAAAAATATGGTGCTATTAAACTAAGTCCATCAGAACGTAAAGAAGTTGCCACTAAAATTATTGATGTAGATTATGAAGATTATATTGCAGATTTAAATGAATCGTCACCAAAACTTAATTCACCTGAAAAGAGAATTTTTGATTTTTGTATGGAAACTAAAGATAATAATTATCCTAATATGTCGCCGTTTGATGATATGTTTTGGATTGCTAAATATATAGCATTAGATATAAAAGAGCAAAAAATTGAACTTCCAATTACTGCCGAAAATCTTACAAAAGTTCTTATAGTAAATTGTCAGCAACTTGCAAAGCGTTATAATGAAGAATATTCTTCATCATCAAATTTTAGAAAAATAACAGCAACAAAAGGTTTCACTGCTGATTTATGTAATTTAATTTGGGATAATAAGGATTTGATACTAAAAATAAAAAGACAACAAGGGGCTTAATATGAGTAAATTTATGGATTTATTGAATAGCATAGCAGAAAATTCAGAATTAAATGAAGTTGCAAATGATGAAGTAGTATTATATAGTTATTTTCTTGATATGTCTGTTGTAAAAGATAGTAGATATGGATTTAAATTATCTATTCTTGATAATTGTTATCAAATAAATAAAGAACTTGATAAAAGAGAATATAAAGATTCTATTGATTTAAATAAAATTCAAAAAGATGATATAGACCTATACGATTATCTTTATTATTGCACTCAAAAAGCAGTTGCAATATATAATAGAGTAAATCAAGAGAAAATAAAATTTTCCCCTGTATTTGTTAGTAAATTTGTTAATTATGTTTATAGTAAGAAAAAAGAAGTTTATACTTATGCAAAAAAATATCAACTAATATCAGAATCTGTAAATCCTAATTCGCCAGAAAACAGAGTTTTAGAATTTTGTGTAAGAACAGATTATAAAACAAAGCAATATGATATCGAAATTAGTGATTCATCAAGTCTTGATGATGTATTAACAATGATACATTTTATGATAAGAGATATTGACAGAAAACAAGCGTCAGTGCCATTTGACAATGATTATTTAGTTGAAAATTATAAAAGATGGTGCAAAGGTATAGTTGATAGATACAATATGCTACAATATAAAAGAGATGACAACGAAGAGAAACCTAAGAATTTCAGTAAAGTTACATTGACTAAGAAATTTATAGTAGATTTTTGTAATCTTATTTGGGAAAAAAGAGATTATCTTAAGAAAATTAAGAAATAGGTGGTAAAGGATATTTAATGTTAGACTTTAATAATTATGATTTATTTGAAAATGCTTCTACACAGAAAAAACTAGGTTTATTATTGTCAGAGATAGCAAAGCAACAAAAAATTAATGATTTTAAGTTGTTTTATGATGTAGATGATGAAACAAAGAAATTGTATTTTATTAAAATTGAAAATATTGAATATGAGTATTTTTATAAATTTATAAACTCACTTAGGGCTAAATATCATTTAAATGATATATTGGATTTTAAACAAGTTAGATTATTTAATAAACAACAATTTATATTTAAATTTTATCTTAATTCTGATGATATTGCAGACGCAGATTTTTTTATAACTAGAATTAAATCAATTCCTAATTTTCAAGAGTTCAAATATAACGCAGTAAATGAAACAGATTCAGGCGATATTGCAAGCGTTGAAGCACCATTAGGATTTGAAAGGCGTAATTTGAAAAGTTTTAAGGATTATTACATTGAAGAATGCAATAAGGCTAAATTAGACGAAAAAATACAAAATAGTTATTACAGAAATGATTATGAACGTAAAATTACAAATCTATATCAAGAAGTAGTAGTAATAGAACAACAATTAAATGATTTAGGCGTAGATATAGCAAAATCATATTATAATAAAATTTATAATGCTTTATTTGATTTAAGGGGTTCTTTGCCAAAAGATAATATAACACAAAATTACAACAATTTGCTTGATTTTGGCAAGGTGTTAAAATTTATTAATGATTTATCATATAATTTAAATTTAAAATATCCTAGTTATAAAATATTGATTAAAGTAAATGTATTATCAGATAAAATAATGTTAGGATTTTTCATTAAATCAGATAACTTTGATTATTCAAATGATGATAACGTTGATAAAGTAGTTAAAAATGAATTAAATAGGAACTTTGATAATATAATTCAAAATAGAAAAATTGATATACAATATAACTTTTCAAAATTGAATTATATTGAATTTAATCTTTTTATATCTAAAGAAAAATTAAGCAAAAATAATATAATATCACAGATAAATAATTCAAATAAACAAAAAAATATAATATTTAAGGATTAATTAATGAAGACCTTTAAGGATTTTTATCAAAAAGAATTAACAGAATCTAAAAATACTGATTTAGCAGATGAATTAAGAGATTGCTTGACAACAATTTATCAAGTTGCAAAAAATGCTAGAGATGAAGGAATTGAATTCAAAGGTTCAGTTCTTAAAGAAATTAATAATAATATTAATGTTTTGATATCTAATATCGAAAAAGCAAAATAATTTATAAGGATTAAATTTGAATACTTTTAAGGATTTTTATAATCAAGAATTGCTAAAAGAATCAACAAGCGGTTCAAGTTTTAAAAATTTTTACAAAAAAGAATTACTTACTGAAGCAACTATTAAAAGAGTAACATATGACGATTTTTGTAGTTTTCTTAAAACTTTAGATAAATCTTTAAGTCCTTTTGTTAAAGATGTTGATTTAGATGATAGTTTTGTCTATAACGGACAGGACGAGTATGTTTATGAATTGACTTTGTATTTTAATGGTGTTGATACTGAGTTAAATGATACTATTATAAGCACACTTAGACAAACAATTATAAAAAATTTGACTAAAAATAGCAATTTAAAAGATGTTAAGTTTCATTCAGATGAAAATTTAGTATCTTTTAGAATAGGTATTATTGATTTTGTTGGTTTAGCAAATGCTAAGAAAACAACATCAGAAATATATAATAACGATATATCTAAAAATTTCTTTAAGGCACTTAGAAACTAATGAATTTAAATATACCTTTAAATGAATATCAATTAAATGCAACGCTTGCAGACGAAGTAATAAGAATTTATGGAGTTCCACTAAAATTGATATTATCAGAGAAAATCAACGAAGATTCAGTTTTCGGCGATTTTTCACATTTAAAGGTAGATAATACTTCTATATTTGAAATTTACGGCTTCCCTGATAATGCTGATGAATATGAAGCAGGCGAAGCCTTATCATCAAATTTTGGCTTTATGGGCGAAACAAATGTAGATATTTATATATCTAAATTTAGTTTTGATAAAATCTTTAAACAAAACAGCGATAAAAATATAGAATTAGATAAAATAGTTAATTCTCTAATTGTTTTGCCATCGCAAAAAGTCTTAGAAATAACTGATTTAAAAGTTGAAACTCCTAGTATAAACAATTTATTTATGTTTAATAATCTTAAGAATTGTTATAGATTAAAATGTAGAAGTTATCATTTTAAAGAGCAAGATGAATTAAGTTCTGATATGTTTAATTCAAATTCTACTGATAATGATTATTTAGATACTAATGAACTTAAAACGCTTGAATCTTACTTTGATGAATTGACAAATATCAAAGAAGAACAAGATTTAGAAACTAAAGAATATATGGAAAATCCTGACCCTGTATTCGGACGTTTTTAAAAATATACCAAAATACCCTAAAAACTTACTATTTTGATTAAATTTTAAGGTTTATTTAATAATCAATTTTATATAATATCATCAATTTAAATAAAGGAATTTATAGATGATTATTAATATAGATGATACAACTAATTTAAAGAGAATTATATTAGAATTTGATGAAACTAATGAGAACTCTAATAATTCTAATAATCAAGAAATTAACATTATAAATTCTAATTCAAATAATACATCTAAAACTATAACACCTAATAAACCTACTAAATCACGTAAAACAACTAAACAAGATGATACCGCTGATACTACTATTGATAATACAGATGTTCCGATTGATTTTAACAACTACTTAGAATCAACAGAAATATCTCAAAGTAATTCTAGTAGTCAAGAAATCATACAAAAGCCTGTTATCCCTGATATTAATAGAGATGTTAAAATAGCGGATAATATGCAAAATTTAAAAATTTAACACAAGGAGTCACATATGACAAAAAAAGAGTTGGTTGCTAAACTAGCAGAAAAACTTGACAGCACAAAAGTTGAAGCAGAAGGAATACTTGAACTTCTATTCAGTGAAATTATTATCCCTGCACTTAAAGCAGGCGATGAAGTTGTATTGCCTGAACTTGGCAAACTAAAAGTAAGAGCCACAAAAGAACGCAAAGGCGTTACAAATGGCAAATCTTGGGTTAAACCTGCAGGCAAGAAAGTTACACTTAAAGTTTCATCAACCTTTGAACTTTAATACTACTAGGGGATTATCAAAATCCCCTTTACTCTATTTGATAAGGTCGATACTTGATATTTGAAGCGTTACAGGCGAATAAGAGTGCGATACACTATAAATTCATTAAATTAACATAAGGACATTTAATGTATATAATGGGATTAGATTTAGGCTATTCTAGTGTAAAAGTCGTAGTAGCAAATGAATATGGCGAAATATTAAAAAAATTTAAATTCCCTTCATTAATAGGAATTACAAAAAAAGTTAATGAAGTTGAAAATGATAAGATTTATCAATATGATGATAACTATTATATGGTCGGCGATGAAGCAAAACATTTACCATCTCAAAATATGATAGATATTACAGAATATAAAAATTTAGAATATTATGCTCCGTTGTTACTTAAACACACAATCAAAAAATGCGGAATTACCCCTGATATTATTGTTGCAGGATTATCAATAGCACAAATTAATTATTCAGGATATTTTCAAGCAAGATTGGAAAGTTTTACAATAGATGAAACAGACTATAAATTTGAAAAAGTTTATGTTCTACCACAAGGAGCAGGTGCAAAACTTGCAATTGACAAATATGGTAATAAGTTTCCTGAAGAGCAAAAAGATTTTTTGGGAACAAAGAACTATATAATTTTAGACGTAGGTCAGAATACGATTGATATGCTATCAATTAGCGATGGTGTGACAGATTCAAACTTATGGTATGGCGAAGAAAAACAGGGTATGATGTTAGTGGCTTCAAAAGTAGCACAAGAAATCTATAAAAATCATAATAGACAAATTACTTTACAAGAAGCAAGGGAAATAATAGAGCAAGGCTATTATAAATTACGTGGGTCAAAACACGATTATAAAGAATTTATCGAAACAACTAAGAAAGAATACTTAAAATCTTTACTTAAATTAGTTGAAGAGAAGTTTCCTTCATTTTTGGATAAAGCAGATTTTCTTTGTATAGTTGGTGGCGGTGCTACACTATTTAAAGACACAACAGATAACTTTATAAGAATAGTAAGAAATGACCCTGAATTTTACAATGCAATAGGGCAAATGCTATTCGGATTAAGACAACTATAAAGGGTTAATATGATTATGATTGATGTTCCTAAGTATGCAAGATACACTTATAATAATTATGTTAAATATTATGATTTGATTGTTTTACAGAAGTTAATGTATAAGTTTGATTTAGAAACATCAATTCATATATTATTATGGCGTTATAATAAATTTAATGTATCTAAAATTTTAAAGAAAATATTAAAATCAATAAATTTAGACAATACAGATTTATTTGATAAAATAATAAAAGCACATATTTATAAAGAAAGACACGGAAAAAGACGCAAACTAAAACCTTTAAAATCAAAAGAATATGATGAATATAGGCGTAGTGAATATATGAGAAAGAGAAAACAAACTTTATTAGAAAGATATGGTGCTGAAAATTATGTTAATTTGGATAAAATGAGAGAAACAAATTTAAAGAAATATGGT